ATAGTGGCCGATATTGATTTCGGCCAGGTCGTACAGCGGGGATTCGTCAATCGAGGTGTCGTTATTCTGCGCGCCGACGAAGAAGGCTGTGATCTCGCCCCATGGCGCCCCATTGCTTCGGCGTGGGCTGTAGCTCTCAGCGATCTCGAAAGCGCCTTCACCGCCATTCCGGCGCCACACGTCGACGGTATAAACGCCATCACGCAGGCTCAGCACGCGGTATTGAGGCTCGGTTTTGATTCCGAACCCGTCTTCGATCTCGTGAGTCTCCTTCAGCACAGCCAGCGACAGCATGTGACGGGCGCCAACCTTGGTAGTGCGCCAGTTGATGACCGCTTCAGCTGGGTATGCCGTGATAGTTGCTCGCGCAATGCCGCTCTGCATGTCGGCCCGGCTGGCGGACTCAACTGCGGGGAAGTCGACAAGGACGAGCGCCCGGCCAGTCTCCAGCACGCCAGCAAGAACCGTCTGCGACTGCTGGTAGACGCTGATTCCGGCGCCATTGGCATCGGTGGCCATGTAGTCGAGCAAGGTCGGCACGGTGAGCGTAGGCACAACGCGGAACACGGCCCCGACCAGGCCATCACGAGTCCGCCCTGTTGCGTTGTAGAACACAGCGCGGGCCAGGTAGCTCTCGTACCGCTCGGCGTTCTCCTTGCTCGTGTCGTGCTTATTCGGCTTCGGCAGGTAGCGCTGTTCGGCTGCCTTGACCGCCTCGGAGCCCTTGCAAACGTCGCGCACCAGGCGCCAACGGGCTTGCGCTGCCTCGTATTCGGGCCTTTGGTACGTTACGTCTGCCATTATCGGGCGAATCCCATGTTGATTGATGTGGCGGCTTTCCTGCGGCTCATAGCCACAGCGAAATAGCGGAATGCGTCAGAGCCGTGAGACGACCAGTCATGCAATGGCTTGTCTTTCCAGCAGCCGCGCTTGTCGTCCCATTCCTTGCGGTAGTTTTCGAGGCAGGCGATGCCCGTCTCGCACTTAGAGTCGTCAAAGGCGCAGCGGGGCAGGATCTCGCGGACGTGATCAATGCCATCGTCTACGCCCAGCTTCGGAACCACTTGGAACCGGATGCTGTAGCGCTGGCCGTCGAACTCGTAGCCTTCTTGCGCGATCTCGCGGCGGGTCTTGCCGTCGCTACCGAACTCGCGGTTGTCGATGTCGTGCGGCCCCCAGTGGTCGCCATACGTGTAGCCGCGATCCTTCAGCTTCTTCATGTAGTGCCGCAGGCCTTCGCCGCTGTTCTCGTAGTAGTCGACGACGTGGAACTCATCGCCCACGATCCGAACGAACCAGATGGCTGTGGAGTCGCCGACTCCGATGTCCCAGAAGGTGTGAACCGGTTGATGACTGTTGTCTGGCAGCACGCCGATTCGCTGCTGTGCGTACAGCTTGGCGAACTGCTTGGCGTAGTAGGCGCCCTCGATGCTCTGCTGGAATGCCTCAGCAGGGATCGACGGGTATTCGCGCTTCATGTCGTCGCCGAGGGTCTTTTCCTTGGCGGCGTACCAGGCGCGCTGGCCTGCGTTCGTCTTGATGCCGTGCTTTGCCTCAAGCTCGACGAAATAATCTGTCAGGCGCTGCGGCAGGACCGTTCCTGCCGGGTCTAGCCAGTAGTCAGCGTTCTTCCACCAGCTGAAGAAGAAGAACTTCCAGTCCAGCTTGCCCAGGGGGCTACCGGAGAGCTGCTGCTTCTCGGCTGTCTGCGAGTAGTCGAAGAAGTAACCGGCCCTGCCCTCTGCCGTCGATTCGATGGTGACGAAGCAGTCAGTAGCCACGGCCTCAAACGCACCGGTGACGATTTCGCGCGCCTTGTGCGGAAACTTGGCGCAGATCTTCCCGAACTCGGACACATGCAGGTAACGCAGCGTGCCGCCCCGGAATGACGTACTGACGTACAGTGAGCCGCCCTTAGCGAATACCAACTCACCAGCCGCATCGTTGCGCGCCGGGTTGGCCGCTTTGATCTCTGCCGGCAGGTTGTCGTAGGCGAACTTGATCTTTTCCCGGAACAGCCGCTTTGCATCGTTCAGGGTGTGAGCGATCAGTGCGCACTTGGCTGACTCGAACAACGCCGCGTCGAGCTGAATGATGCACTGCTCAGTGGTGAAGCCGAGCTGGCGAGCCTTCAGGATGATGTTGCGAGTATGGATTCCCTCGAAGTACTCCAGCTGCTCCGCTGTCATGCGGAACCGGGTCTTCTTGCCTGCCTTGTCGGTAATAAAGTAGAGCGAATTGAGCCTGAACAGCTTGTCCCGGAGCTTTGCAAGGTGCTCGGGTTTCATCTGTCAGGCCTCAGTCGATAGCTCGTCCATCAGTGCGGCCAGGTCGCTGACCGTCTTGTCACTTTGTTCAGCGTCAAGGTTGAAGGCTTGGCGCTGACCCTTGATGATCTTCAGCTGAGCATCGACGCCAGCATTCAGAGCCCGCGAGAACTCGCCCACTGCATCTGGTGCAACGCTCATGTCGCTCAACGTGTCATTGAGCTTGTCCGCGATTGCCTGCCAGCGAGCCAGCCCCTTGCGATGACTTAGCACCACAGCCGTCAGCTGATCGGAAGCCTCTTCAATGATCTCGTCGTCAGTTACCGCTTTTGACTGGTAACCGTCAGTGGTAACCGCCTTGGTAACCTTTGCCTTGGTAGCGGCCCGAACCTTTTCGCTCAGGTCTCGCTGCCAGCCTTCTTTTGCTGCGCGCTTACCGATAGCGACATGAGTTACCCCATGCGCCTCGCCGATAGCGCGGACAGATAGCGAACCAGCCCGATAGGCCGCTTCGATGGCCTCCCAGTCGGGCTGCTTTGCCATATCAGGAACCTCTATGTTGCTTCCACTCTCTCCTTCCCCATCTCCACGCCTCACACACGCACAGCCAGGCGATACACGCGGCGAGGTAGGCGAATAGGCATAGGGCGTGAAGGCGTTTCATTGCGAGACCTTTCGCTCCGCCCACTTACCGGCCAGCGCCCTTACCTGATCCACGCCAAGCAAGCCGATCAGCCCGCCAGCGAACAATGTCCAGGCCAGGTTAGCGCCCATGGCGTTCACACCTAGGCCGACGAGCATGATCAGCAGCGCACCGAATGTCGATTCGAGCAGCCTGGCCAATGGGCTCTTCTTGTCGCCGTAGAGGTGGATTCGGATGTAGGACAGAACGAAGGTCAGCATCATGGCCAGGCCGTGTTCGCGCAGGGCCGCTGCTAGCGCCACCCATAAGTCAGGGCTTTTCTCTGGCATGGGTCGTCTCAGCTATGCGGCATAGTGAATAGGTCCGGCCTCACACGCAGCAGCCATCCGCCTATGAGCTAGGAGGCAGGCGCGGGGCCGGAATTCGTGGTGTAGAGCCCGATTCCCCGCACGTCTGCGAGGCGATACTCGTTACCGAGTCGCGCAGTGTGCTGCCGATGGCGCGTAGCCGATGGCAAGCAGGCCGGGGATTAGATTGGGCGCATGGTGGCGAGCCATTCAAACAGCCGTTGACGCCCGAAAACAAAAAACCCCCATCGCCCGATTGCTCGGTGTGGGGGCCGTGTTGCTTTTTTGGTCTATCTCAACGCGTGAAATACCCAAGATAGCGATACATTACTGCCAGCCTGCCAATCTGTCAAGCAGCCCGACATGCAAGAAGTTGTTCCGTATCGAGGATGGCTTGCACCTCTACCAGCGCCTCGTCCACCAGCCGCTTCAGCTCCTTACGAATGCCAGACTTCCACCGATGCTGCGTGCGCTCCGGTACGGGCTCCTCGCTCCAGCGGTCCATGCAGTACCAGCCGGCAGGGAGTACATTTGTACTCCGCTTGCCCTCAAGGCCTGGCAGCTTGGGATAGGCCCACGTCACCACGCAGCAGTTGATGAAGCGAGCCGACGCGGGAGATTGGATAGTGCCGACCAGTTCAGCGATGGCAACGCGCTTGCGCTCGGCATGGGTCGAGTATTGCGCCACCAGGGCGCGCCAGTGCTCTGGCTTGAGCGTCGAGTGCATGCGGGCGAATACCCAGCAGTCCACCAGAAACGACTCCTCCTTTCCGCTGATCGCGCCCGGCACTCGCTGGTCTTGCACCTTGGGGTCGAAGTCCACGCCGCCAGCGCTATTGATCGTCTCCGCAGCCAGAGCCCGGACTACTGCTGAAACAACGTTCTGGTAGGTCATGCTGCGGCTCCCCGTGCCTGTGCCGCATCGCGGCGAAAGAATGCCCCACCTACGCAGTGGATCAGCGTCCGCTTGCCGTTGGCGTAGGTAATGTCGTGCGTATGGGTCCAGGAACTCGGGCTGTCGACGTTGTAGCCCATATCCATTTTCGAGCTGGTCCCGACCGAGTGGGCGCCGTCGATAATCTCGGCTCCGTGCGAATGGCCCTTGGTGACTTTGGCGCCGATGTTGGCGAAGCCGCGCGTCGAGCCTCGGGCGCCATTCGGGCCTTTATGCCCATGCCAGGCGAATTCGATCCCATGACGCATGAACGACTCGCCGGGCTTGAGCCAATGCAGGCGGTCGCCGCTGGTCATGAGCTTGTCCATCCAGTGCTTGAACGGGTCGCAGTAGCCGCCCTCATGGATAGCGCGCAGCATCGCCGCCTTGGTTTCGTGAAACACCAGGGCGTTTTCCATGTCGTTGGCGTGTTCGGCGCGCTCTAGCCACTGGCCGAAGTGGTCGTGGTGGTTCGATCCAGCGATTACGGTCGTATCGGCAAGCTGCGCCAGGGTGTCGACGTGACGCGCGGTCGCCTTCAGTTCATGCAGCACGCCGCTTGTGCCGCTGACGTGGCGCCGGAACTTCTCGAAGTAGCGCGCATGATGGCTGGCAGCTCCAAAGCTCAGCACGTCATGCAGCACCAGATAGCGAGGACGGATCAGGCTGGCGAGAGCCTTGGTTGCCTCTGTGACGCTCGGGTCTGCCATCTCCGCATGGATATCCCCCATCGTCAGGACTTCGGCTTGTGGCGCCCGCTCTGCGCCCCTCGCGGTGTACTTGGTGCCGAGGTCGATAAAGGATCCATCGCGCATCGGGCAAATGTGGCGGATGTGGTTGCGCGCTCCGTCGACTTCCACGACAACCGCCCCGAGCGTGTGGTGAAACTCGCCGCGACGCCCGGCATTGGTGTCGCTGTACTGCTCGACCGTACAGGCCCCGGTAGTCAGGACCAGCTTTGCCGGCACGCCCGGATTGGTCGCCACGGTGCGCAGCGCGATCTTGGTATGCCCGAGGATGGCCGAATCAGTCCCTGATACCGTCAGCCAGCCCTGCAGGGGGTTAACGGCGGTCGGCTGAATCTTGATGTCCGCCAGCACCACCAGCCCCTTGGCGAGCTTGGTCCGCTCGTGGGTGATGTACGGCGCCAGGCGAGCGTCCCACCAGTCGTCATCGGCCACTTCGTCGCGACGGGTCGGGTTCTTGTAGCGCATCGGGATCACGACCAGGCGCGCCCCGCGCATCGAGCAGTAGAGCTGCAAGGTCTTGAGGAAGCCGGCATGGGCCTTGGTGGCATTTACCGCCGCCGTGATAACGTAGGTCTCTGCCTGCATTGGCACAGGCTCCACGCTATCCGTGCGGCCCAATCCGAGGCGCTGCAAGCGGCGCTCGATGGTCCGGTGATTCATGTTGAAGTGCCGGGCCATCTGCCGCAGGCTCATCGAGCCAAACGCCTCTTGCAAGTCTTCGTCCGTCGCCTTGCGTGCAACCATTAGGCTGCCTCCCCTTCTATCTCTGAAATGGTCACTTCAACGCAGCCTTGGGCCTTGATAGGGCCTCTGATAATCGCTAGCTGGTCGATCTGGCTGTCGTCATCCCATGCCCCGCCGTGCGTCAGGGCGTCCAAGAGCCCCTTGAGTAGGTTGTCCAGATCACGGCGGCGCCGGTCTGGCGGGCAAGCCGCAATCGTCACGCACAGGCGCCCTTCCAGCTTTTGCACGCCCGCTGCCGCGCATATCGCCACCACGTCTTTGCAGTAGTCGCGGCCCTTTGCGCTGATCAGCGTCTTGGCACCAACGCGGCGGTAATAGGTGTTGTTGGAGGGGGGCCACGGCAGGACGATTGCGGTCATCTAGGCTTCCTCGCTACCAGCCAGGCCGTTACGGCATCCCGCACATGCTCCGGCACAGCCGCCAGAAGCTCCCGCCCCCTTGCCTGCCGCGCCCCGCCCTGTAGCCCCTTGAGC